TTCTCAATCGACAAAGTAACTGTTACTGCAAAATCTAGAGCTCTAAAAGCAGAGTACACTATGGAACTTGCTCAAGACTTAAAAGCAATCCACGGTCTAGACGCAGAAACAGAACTTGCAAACATCCTTTCAAGTGAAATTCTTGCTGAGATTAACAGAGAAGTAGTTAGAACTATTTACGGTCACGCAAAAGCGGGTGCTCAAGTAAATACAACAACTGCAGGTATCTTTGATCTTGACACCGACTCAAATGGTCGTTGGTCAGTTGAGAAGTTCAAAGGGTTATTATATCAACTAGAGAGAGACGCTAACGCTATCGGTCAACAAACTCGTAGAGGAAAAGGTAATATCATCATATGTTCTGCTGATGTTGCTTCTGCTTTACAAATGGCTGGTGTTTTAGATTACGCTCCTGCGTTGAACAATAACTTAAATGTAGATGACACAGGTAATACTTTTGCTGGTGTTCTTAATGGTAAATTCAGAGTATATGTAGATCCATATGCAGCGAATGTATCAGCAAGTCAATACTATGTTATTGGTTACAAAGGATCATCACCTTACGATTCTGGTTTATTCTATTGCCCATATGTTCCACTACAAATGGTGAGAGCAGTTGGTCAAGATAGTTTCCAACCAAAAATTGGATTCAAAACTAGATACGGAATGGTTCAAAATCCTTTCGCAAGTACTGACGGAGATGGCGCATTAGATAACTCTGGTGCTGTTGCTTCTGGTAAACAAAACATTTATTACAGACGAGTTAAAGTTACAAACATTATGTAATTTCGATTCCTCTCGAAAATAGAAAAAGGGGCTTCGGCCCCTTTTTTTAAGCCTTCCTCTCAAAAAAGATTGTCATAGCCGCCGCCTGAGACGGAAAACAGATCACGGTCATATGATAGTACCCCCCTAAAAACTATTATAAATAGTAGTATGACAACAACAAATGTAATTACAAGAGAACCTGCAAAAAGAGATTATGCTAGTCCTGTACAGTTTAGATTTAAATGTACTAAACTTCCGTTAGTAGAATTTTTTGTACAGAGTGCTAATATACCTGGTATCAGTCTAGGTTCAGCAACACAAACTAATCCCTTGTATGATATACCTCTGCCTGGTGATAAGATAACTTATTCAAGTTTAGATATGTCATTTATTGTTGATGAAAATTTAAACAACTACAAAGAGATACATGATTGGATACTCGGTTTAGGATTTCCTAGTAATCATACACAATTTCAAGATTTACAAACTGCCGGTAGTGATAGATTTCCTGGGTCTACTAGAAGCACAGCTGTTACTGGTACATCTACACCACAACCTTTGAATGAAGGTGGTATATATTCAGACGCTACATTAACGGTTTTGAATAGTAAGAATATTGCTAAAACAGAAATAAGATTTGAGAATGTTTATCCAACAAACTTAGGTAGTTTAAATTATGATGTAAGATTAACCGATGTTGATTACTTGTCCGCTTCGATTAGTTTTAACTATATGAATTATGATATAGTGCAAATATCCACTACATAGTCCTAAAAAAATGGTCAAAGACCTTGACAAACTCGCCAAAAGGTGATATAATATCCGTATGACATTAGAGGAATTACAACAACAAGTAGATAGAGATTTTAAACTTGATGACACAGAGTTAGACGCCGAATCAGTTAAGATACCTTTACTACACAATAAATATTTACAACACTTCAATAAGTTTTCTTTACTCTTAAAGAAAGCAGAATATGATTATAAAACTTTACAAAGACATAAATGGGAATACTATACTGGTAAATCAGACCCATCGGTTTATGCAGAGAAACCTTTTGATTTAAAAGTACTAAAAGCAGATGTACATATCTATATGGATTCAGATGATGAATTACAAAAGGCAGATCAAAAAGCTGCATATCTAAAACAAGTTGTTACTTATCTTGAACAGGTTTTAAGAAGTATAAACAATAGAACATTCTTAATTAAAAATGCAATAGAGTGGAAGAAGTTTACAAGTGGTGCAATCTAACTGGAAAATAGATCAAGAATGGCCTGCTTGTGTAGGGTTATCAAAAATAGGTAAGTACGGAAGAGTACACACACTATGGAACGATTGCAAAGGTAGTCGTCCTACACCATGGTATATGAGATTAATACCTATGAAATATATTAAGTGGGATAGTAAAGGGAGTTATTTATTTTATGGAACATCAAAAAATATTCGCAACTAATTTATTTTTACTAGATGAGTTTGTACCACAATCTACAAGCTCAGAAAAAGAAGTAGTAAACACTATGAAAAAATATATTAGTGATTTATGGACTAAAAGAGATTACGATAAGAACTGGCAAACAAAGTCAGCAGATTTACATACTAAAAAAGAGTTTCAACATTTTTCAACATTAGTTTTAAAGACTGCTCATGACATATGCAATACTTTAGGTTATGATGTTGAAGATTTAAAAATTACTGATATGTGGGCAAATGTTCTAAAAACTACTGAACATCATCCAATGCACACACACTCTAATAATTTTTTAAGTGGTACTTATTACTTACAATCAGATCAAGGTGCAAGTATAGTCTTTCATGATCCACGACCTGCAGCTGATGTAATTGTACCAAGAAAAAAAGAAACAAATACTTTAAACGCTAGTCTATTAAGTTATGCGTCAAAAACAAATAGAGCAATATTTTTTCCTTCATGGTTACCACATTGGGTTCAACAAAATAAGTCTAATAATAAACGCATAAGTATAGCATGGAATATGCAAGTGAAAGGACAAGTAGGTGAACATCATGAATTCCAATCAGCAGATTTCTGATTACATTTATTATTACCCACAAGTATTAGGTAAAACAGCCTGTGATAATATAATAGAACACTATAATAAAGATACTTTTAAAGGGTGGAAAACTTCTACCTTTTCTACAACAAATGCTGTAACAGGTACATCTAAAGTTGATATGAAAGAGTTTTGGATTGCACCAGAAATGTTCGGTTATAAAACTATACAACAAGGATTTGAAACAGCAGTAAACGATTATATAAAAGAAAATAATAAAATAAAAATACAAGAATACACTCACTTTAGAATTAACTGTTATGAAACAGGTGGTTTTATGAAAGAACATATAGATAATATTCATCATAGTCATGGACAAAAACAAGGTTATCCTCACTTAACATCATTAATATTTTTAAATGATGATTATGGTGGAGGTGAATTTACATTATGCGGCGAACAGTTAAACAAAGATAAAGGTTCTGCTGTTGTCTTTCCATCAAACTTTATGTTTCCTCATGAGGTAGAAAAAGTAACTAGTGGTGTTCGATATAGCATAATGACATGGATACTTTAATAATTGAAAAGAAAAACGAAGTCTATATAACTGTTGATTGTGATCCAAACATTCAACGAGAGATATCAGAGTTCTTTACATTTTATGTACCAGGTTATAAATTTATGCCTGCATTCCGTAATCGTATGTGGGATGGTAAAATAAGATTATACTCACAGAAAACAAAAGAAATATATTTTGGTTTATATCCCTATATTATAGCATTTGCTAAAGAAAGAGGATATCATATTGTTTCTGGTAAAGATGTTGAAGTAGATAATAAAGTTAATAAAGAAGTAGTTACAAAGTTTTCTAATAGTCTAGGTCAAAAGTTTGAGGCTAGAGACTATCAAATAGACGCCATATATCATAGTCTAAAATACAATCGAGCATTATTATTAAGTCCTACTGCTAGTGGTAAATCATTTATCATATATTCTTTAATACGATATTATTCACATCTAATTAAGGATGAGCCTAATAATCGAATACTGTTAATCGTACCAACTACATCATTAGTTGAGCAGATGTATTCTGACTTTCAATCATATGGTTGGAATGTAAAGAAAAACTGTCATAGATTATATAGTGGATATTCTAATCAAACAGATAAAAAGGTATTGATATCTACATGGCAGAGTTTATATAAACTACCTAAAAAATACTTTGAACAATTTGGTGTTGTATTTGGCGATGAGGCACATCTATTTAAATCTAAATCACTCACAGAAATTATGACAAAACTTGAAGATTGTAAATATCGTATTGGTCTTACTGGTACATTAGATGGTGCACAAACACACAAACTAGTATTAGAGGGTTTGTTTGGTGCTGTTAATAAAGTTACATCTACAAGAAAACTAATGGACAAACAACAACTATCAAATTTAGTTGTCCGTTGTTTAATTTTAAAACATACAATAGAAAATAGTAAAATAGTTGCAAGTGGTAAGTATCAAGACGAAATAGATTATCTAGTAAGCAGTAAATCAAGACAAAATTTTATTCGTAATTTAGCACTTAAATTAAAAGGTAATACTTTAGTTTTATTTCAGTTAGTAGAAAAACATGGTAAGAATTTACATGAAATAATAAAACAAAAGGCTGATGATGACCGAAAAGTTTTTTATATTTTTGGTGGTGTAGAAGCAGATGAGAGAGAAGCAATAAGAGGAATAGTAGAAAGAGAAAAGAATGCTATTATTGTTGCAAGTTATGGCACATTTTCTACTGGTGTTAATATTAAAAATCTACACAATATTATTTTTGCTAGTCCCTCTAAAAGTAGAATAAGAAATCTACAAAGTATAGGTCGTGGTTTAAGATTAGGCGACAATAAAGTTAATGCTACATTGTATGATATAGCAGATGACTTAACTTATAAATCAAAAGAAAACTTTACACTAAAGCATTTTCAAGAAAGGATAAACATCTATACTGAGGAAGAGTTTGATTACGAAATGCATAATATCGACTTAAAAGAATAGATAAATAGTTATATGGATAAATTAATAAACAAAGCACCGAATGATTTAACAGACTATCGAATTGTTAAATTATCAGACGGCAGCACACTAGTCGGTAGTATTTCTTTAGATAAAGAGTTTTTACGAATACAAAATCCTTTACAATTAATTACTACGCCAAGAATGACTGAGGTTGGTGTCAAAGAAGATAACACTTTAGCACCTTGGATACCGTTTACAAATGATAAGATGTTTGTTATTCCAAAAGAAAAAGTAATGGTAATTTCAAGAGCTGCAAAAGAACTAGCAAATTACTATGATGTTATACTAACAAAATTACAACAAACAAAAGTAAAGGCAGTTTATTCCGCTGAAGAAATAAATAAAATAATGGAAATTGCTGATAAGTTAGAAAAAGAATTAAGAGATGGTGAAGAAGATGATAATGTATTATATAATGAAACAACAAAGACTGTACATTAGCTATAGCTCATCCCCAGGCGACTACATAGTCGATTATACACACATTCCTAGGATTGTCAAGCAACTATCAGGAATAAATTTAAACCAAAAAAAATTGTAGAAAGGCTTGCATTTAAGCACAAAATGTAGTATAATAAATTCATGAAAAAAGCAAAAGAAAAACCACATTATGTAGATAATAAAAAGTTTTTAGAAGCGATGATAGAACATCGGGATAAATGTGAAAGAGCAAAAGAAAAAGGTAAAAAGAAACCAGAAGTAACTAATTATATTGGTGAATGTTTTTTGAAAATTGCTAATCACTTATCTTATAGACCGAACTTTATTAATTACACTTTTAGAGATGATATGATTAGTGATGGTATTGAGAACTGTTTACAATATATGGATAATTTTAATCCAGATAAAAGTAAAAATCCATTTGCATATTTTACACAAATAATTTATTACGCATTTATAAGAAGAATACAGAAAGAAAAAAAACAAATACAAATCAAATCAAAACTGATTGCGAATACAGGTGTTGAAAATATGATGGATCAATTACAAGGAGACGATCAACAATATCAAAGTCAATTATTAGACTATCTACAAAGAAATTTAAAAGAATAACTAACCAAGACATAATATGAAAATAGCATTATTAAACGATACCCATTTCGGGGCTCGTAACGATAGTAATATATTTGATGAATACTTTTATAAGTTTTATGATGATATATTCTTTCCTTACTTAAAAGACCACAATATAAAAACACTTATTCATTTAGGTGATATTGTTGATAGAAGGAAGTATATTAATTATAGAATTGCTCATAACTTTAGACATAGATTTATGCAAAGACTATGGCAAGAAAAAATTGATACTCATATACTTATAGGTAAT